AAATAAACTGTAATTATTAGTCTTGTAAACCTTGTTTACCTCTTTGTTGTTTTGCACTTGGGTACTATTATTCGCCATTGGTGCTGTGGTCATGTTAAACATATATTTATTTATTTATTGGTTACTAATTATAGCAGTTAATAGTTCTATTTTCCATAGCTCTAAAGAGTTAAAGTGCTTATCCTGCCACTCTCTACCTCTCAGATTGAATGATGCTTCTACCTCTTCACCTACTCTGCAGCCATCTAGTAGAGATGTTTTATCTCCTGTAGCCTGTAGGCTGATGTGTTGGGGATATTTACCATCCTCTACTGTTATTACTACTTCTCTCTTAGAGAATTTCTCAGTAACTTGTACTGTCTCGCCTATCACTTTGATAAGTCCTTTTACTTTGTAATCATTCATATTATAGTTGTTATTAATTTATATACTCCGATAAGTGCGAATCCATAGACTACTAGTGCTAGGATTATTGCTAGTGTTTTTTCTTTCATCATTTGTTATTAAGTCTATTAATATATGTTACATAGTACTCAGTGCAGTAATGCAGTCTGACCTTAATCTCCTCCTCAAGCTCCAAGTCTCTCTCAAATAGTATACTAGTGATTCTCTTAGATGCATCTATATGATCTACCTGATGAAGCGATAAGTTCTCCCACTCATTGAGTAGTGATGGATCTGTAGAGACCATGCAATAGACTAGACTAGCATATTGTTTATTATATAACATAAGGTAAGCACGAAGCTGCCACTCATAATCTTTATTAATACCCTCTTCTAAAGTAGCAGGGAACGTTTCTAAGGACCATGAGGTCTTAATGTCTATGATTCGGTCATCTAGTACTATATCAGCTTCACCTGTGAGCCATTCATTAGTCAGTCTCTCAGTGTTCTTAGAGTAGTTAGTAAAGTGTACAGTGTTGAATAGAGCAATGGAATCATTCTCTTGCATATTACCTTTATTGATATACTTGTTATTCAGCTCTACATTGTAGCCATAGAAATCCTGTTTAGCTACACCTCTGATGTAGGTCTTAGTAGTCTCAGATAGCACCTCAGACTTAGTCCGAGATGCTGTCATTAGTTTTCCTAGTGAAGATGGATGCCATTTCATTAGTATCTTAGGCTTATTTTGTTTCTACTTTTGTAATTATATATATCTTCAATTAGTTTTTTACATTCTTGTCTATCAGCACAATCTTTCATACTAACTGGCTGAACTTTCAACTTATGTAAAAATTCATTAAAATCAAATTTATCATTACTAAATAATGCAAGAATAGATCCTACAAAAACAGTTTTATTATAACCTGCATAATATGGTTTTACCATTCGTATTTTGTTAGCCCAAACTTGAGCTAAATCAAAATTTCTACCTATCCATGAACCTTCTTCAAAAACTTCTTTTATAGTACTAACGTTGACTCTATTTGCCCTATATTTTTGAGATGATGTAAAACTTGCAGAACTTGATAGATTTGAACACATTGAAATACAATCACTAAATGTAAAATCAGTATTTTTTAACACAAATTCTTTTAGTTTAATATAAGATTCAATTCCCATATTAGCATATCCATCCATAAAATCTTTTTTACTCCAATTCTTTTGATTAAGATTTAAAGTGTGAACTTCAGAAAGTGAATACCCTTTAACAATTATATAATAAACAAATGATTTAGCTTCTTTAGCAGCCATTAATCTATGCTGTCCATCAATTACTTCCATTCTTTCATTTACTAAAATAGGATTGCATTTCATTCCATTAATACGAATTGAATCAGCTAATCGCCTAATATGTTGTGGATTTGGAACTCTGTTACCATCAATGTTTTTAAAAATTGATAGGTTACTTGTTTGGTAAACTTTGTTTACTTCATTGTTGTTTTGCACTTGGCTACTATTATTCGCCATTGGTGCTGTGGTCATGTTAAACATATATTTATTTATTTATTGGTTACTAATTATAAAAGCAATAATGCCTTAGTTTGTAAATCCGTTAGCTCAAATGCCTCCTTAAGCTGAGGTATTGTATACTTACCATTCTGAATAGCTAGTAATGCCTCCTCAAATCTTTGAGTAGTGATTGCAGGCTTAGTTGCCTTAACAGCTACACTAGCCATGTTAGCATCATCATCTACTGATTGTAAGCATAAGATACTGCTGAGAGTATATCTTCTAAAGTAAGTCACAGCAGATCCGACTTGCTGAGGATTAAGTCCAGCAGGTAGCTCCATGCATGACTCTATAGACTCATTAGAATCTATACAGATAATCTGAGTACATACTGAATTACCTTGAATAGGTTGTAATAATAGTAGACCATTCTCTAATAGAATAGGCTCAACCGCCTCAGTAATAGCATTGATGTCAGAGTATGACTTTTTAAAGTGAGGATTGGTAGCATTCTTAGCTACTTTGCCGATTGACTGCTTAGCTTTGTGTAGCTTTTGGTGCAGAGTTAGTACAGGTGCTGATACTACAGCTTTTGTTTTTGTTTCCATTGTGTATAAAATTAAATTATTTCAACAAAGATAATCAATTAATTTATATCTGCAATAGATTTTTAATTATTTTTTCTAATACTCTCACTACTATACTATTTCCTGCTTGTTTGTATGCTTGACTATCAGATACAGGCCAAGTAAAAGTATCAGGAAAGTCCATAAGTCGAAAGCATTCTCTAGGTGTTAACCTTCTAATTTTACTTCTACAAGGCATTAATGTTTTCGTAAGATGTGGTGTGCTTCCGTGAGTACCTTCCGGAATAGTTCCAATTATTCCATTTGAATCATAAAAACAATCCTGTTGATGCTTTCCATATGTTGTTTTTTGAATAATACCCTGATTGCACCCTGTATCTAAAGTCTGAGCTACACCTTTTCCTACTCTACCTCTTCTAGTTTCACTATTAGGCACACTAAAATTAATACTATCACCCTCAAAAGCCTCCTCATATCCTTTGGATGTTGCCGATTTGACTCTAAAACATGATACATCACCTCCTACTTTTACACATGGAGCTTCATCTCTATTTATATCTATTGGCTTTGCTTCTTGAAATTTAGTTGTTAATACAAAATTCATCATCTTCTCACTCAAAAAATACTTATCATCTACCTCCTCCTCTAGCACATCCTTAAGTCTTTTACTTAAATGCTCTTCAGCAGGGAATCTAAAATTGTTATCCTTATCATCTCTAATGCCTATTAAAAAGACTCTCTCTCTATTCTGAGGTACTCCATGATGCTTAGCATTCAATACTTGCCAATACAAATGGTAAGGTAAAGCATTATCATAAGGAAATAATATAGGCAATCCATTAACTGACCTACCTCCTAACATATTGATCCACTCTTGGAATGTATTACCTCCATCATCTGAAAGTAATCCTTTTACATTCTCAAAAATAAAGAATCTAGGATTGTTCTTTTGGATAAATTCATAGGAATTAAAAAACAATATACCTCTCTTATCATCCTTACCTAATCTCTTACCTGNTAATGAGAATGCTTGACATGGAGGTGATGTCATATAGATGTCTAAAGATTCTAATGGTATCTCTCTATCATATACATTTGTCGGATAGTATTTAGGCTCTCCATAGTTATGGATGAAAGTCTGTCTAGCATACTTATCCATATCACAAGCAAATATCTCTTGATATTCTACTCCTAATCTAGTTAGTGCTTGATTAAATGCACCTACTCCACTAAAATCACTTCCTACTTTAAGCATGATATAAAATTTAAGTAAAACTCCATAAATTCATCAAAATTTCTAGCAATAAAGTAAGTACCCCCTGCAGCTTCTATTGATTCCTGATACTTCTTTTGCACTTCCGACTGCCTATCCTTACCATACTTCACCTCTATCTTAACTGACCTACCTCTAATCGTGGCAGATATATCAGCAGATCCTTTTGTACCTGTGCTAGGAGTATAAGTGCCTTTAAGCTGTCTAGTGTTCTCACCTACCTGTATCTTCTTACCCTCTCTATAGACTCCCATTGTATTGATTCTCTCAGCTTGAAAGCCTGAGTAGGTTAGAAAGTGAATGATACATTTAGTCAGAGCATTGGCTGAGTTATCATTCCAATCAGATGCTGTAATGTATGGTATTGTGGGGTGCTTTAGTGTGAGGTAGTTTATCTCTAAGGCTTTGAGTAGTTGCTTGTTTTCTTTGTTCATATCAATTATAGTTTACTGTATCCCAAATATCAGGATCTCTTTGTGATTTAATCTCAAACCATCTAGCTCCATTGCTAGATCCATCTACATACTCTTTACCATTGTATTCTGCATACTT